CCTCTTCGAGTGTTGCCCCGCATATACGCCCAGAATCGTCCCGATTAAATTTCACAGCCTTTGGCTTTACCGGAGGCTTGACGCGAGTGATCGTTGTGATCTCGCTCGTTCCTGTGTTTTGAACAGAAAGCTCGGTTTTTAAATCTGTCTTGAGCTTTTCTAAAGAGTCCTTGATTTTGTCAGACTCGATGACGCGAATCTTGTCTGCTTCGGTAACGGTTCTGATATTTCCCTCAGCCCAAAACTCTTTAGCCGCGTTCGTCACCAAGTCAGGCACATTAACAGGCTCAGGCATGACCTCAGGAGGATGGATGATGTCGAGACTCGCTATTTCTTCTGGCGAAATCTCAATTCCTTCTGCGTTGTTTGAAAGAGTTGCCGCGAGACGTTTGATGTAGAGTTGTAACTCTGCCTTGCGGCGGAGAACTGGTTCGGCTTTTCGTCCTTGCGGCAAAAGAATGTCGTCCCACGACTTCAAGCCTGCCGTGAGTTCGTTGATGTTTGCGGCGGAATTGTAGCCGATGTCGGTATTTACAGCCGCGGGCGGCAAATAGTCGCACGATTGCCAGTCAAAAGGTCGATTGCCTAGAGGAGGGAAGAAGCTGCCCTCCATGTTCAAGACGTATTCGCGGATGCGCTTGAAATACGTCGCCAGAACTGAAGTCTTGCAACGGAAGAAAGCGTTTGCTGCGTCGAGTGAGCCACGATAAACCGTCCCCTGCATCGAATCTGGCAGAACAATGACCAAAGGAACGCCAGACGCGCAACAAACCTTCTCTTCCAACATTCTCCAATACTCGCGCGTGGCCACGTTCGGCCTGTCGCTAGACATCTCCTCAATCTTATCGCCGTGCATGGCGACATTGACGCGACCGCCAAACGCGCTCTTGTAGTATTCGAGACGCTTCTCCGTCGTGGTAGCACCGGAAGCCGTTACCCCAGCAACATCACGGAAACGTCCCGTCGCCGCGTTCATCCCCGGCGGCAAATCCCCCGTTGCCGTGAACACGTTAAGCGAATTTTCAGACACAACTTTCTTGTGTCGCATCTCCAAAATCTGCAAGTCGTCGAGATCGTGAAGGATGTTGAGCGCAGACGAAATATATGGAATGCCGCGCATCTGGCCGGGACGAGCAGGCTCGTAAATGTGGACGATTGAGAATGCGTCGAATCGGCGCATCTCCTTTTCGCCAAATGAAAACCAGTAGCCGATCGGCCTGCCTGACGAGTCCACTTCAACGCCGTCAACAATCGCGATGCCTTCCTGCTTTATCATCTCGTCTGGCGTCTTGCACCGGTGCGCCTCGATAAGCTGGACACGCGGACGATTGTTGGCCGCATCTCGCGTCAGTAAAACAAACACCTCCCCGTCAACGAACAAAGAGCGGACGGCGATGCCCTGAAGGTTATCAAAGCCGAATCGTGACGAGATGTCTGCGAACGGCTTCCATTGTTCCCAAGCTCGGTCTGCTATCGTGTTCCATCCTGGCGTTGTAGTCGTAGCGTAGAACTGCAAGCCAGTGCCAGTGACGTATTGTTCCCACAAATCGGCAATCTTGTTGTAAAGACTTGAGTTCTTTTCAAAGTAGCGAGACTTGCGTTGCAGCTCTTCGCGTGTGTGTTTGGTGATGTCGAGCCGCGCTTCTTGAAGCGTTGCGCGAAGGAAACTGCGTTCCATGCTGAATCGCGCCGCCTCGTAGCAGTTAAACGCCACGTCCCATGCAGCACCTAGACGAGTCCCGCCAAGCATTGCGCTTACCGCGTAGATTGCGCGAGTGATTTTAGAGTCTTCTATTTTCATGCGCGCAAGTTTGTAAAGTCCGTGAAGATTTCAGGCGAAGGATTGATGTCAACGAACTGACGCGCCAGCCCTTCGGTGTAGATTGCAAGCTCTCCAGCCTCGTCTTGAGCCAATGACATTGCGGTTTGAAGCGCCTCGTAGTAACGCAACGCGGCAAGCGCGGTGCGCTCCGCGTCAACGGTCGTGCGATGCGATGAATCTGGTTGAGCGAACCCGTGAGAGGAGGAGTTTCGAGAGATGTTTGAAAGCGATCCGCCAGCATTCAGGCTTCGAGCCGTGCGCCATGCTGAGGTCAGAGTCTCGTAAAATGTGGACACGCCGTCTGGCGCAAGCAACCACGACTCGCGCCAGACGGATTCAACGTCCAAACGATTCACAACCACGCCTAGACATTAAATGTCTGACCCTAAAAAACAAGCGGCACACGTGGACACATGCGGACAATCATGGCGTCCTCCATCCTAAGCGTTCAAGACGTTCTCTCGCTTTGCCTGCGTGATATCTGATTGGATTGCGGCAGGCTGAGTCCAGGCACTGCTTCAACCCAAGCTCTCGCTCTCGCCTGCGAACCGTTCGCTCGCTTACGTCGTTGGCTGATGCGATTTCTTTTCTGGTGTATGTTTTCATTTTGAAAGGTTTGTCATCCTATCAGAGACCAGCCCCTCCATATCCATCATCATTGCGATGTAGCCTTCGCACATTAGCATGTGGTCGTCTTTTCGTGTCTGTCGCCATTCCTCGATCTGTTCTTTGCTGCGACCGCGCGAGCCTGTCTTGAGTTCCCAGGAGTCGTTCTGTAACTGGTAATCCTCAGAAACGTCTGACGGGACATCGTGCGTGATGTATTCCCAAGGCTTCGCCTCTGGATTCTTTGCAAGCACCATGCTTTTGTGGCCACGAAGGAAAAACAGATTGTTGAGCAGTCCCGCCTTGTTGTAAAACCAGACAAGCGGCTCGTCCACATTCGGCTGCCATCCGGCTTCGCTGGCAATGTAGCTCAATTGAGGCGGGACGTTTAGCTCCATGTGAATCGGCTTCATGACGGAATAAAAACGCTTTGTCTTGTCAGCATGCGTAAACCATTCCTGCTTGGCCGAACCCTGAACTGCCGAGATACCATTGCGATAACAGAACTCCATGACGTTCTTTGTGTCCCAAGACGCATCGATTACGCCGCAGCGCCGTTGGCATTTGTGGTCGTCTAAGATTGCAAGCAGGTCTGTATCGGTCTGCACCAATCCCTCAAACACAAGTTGCGAGTCGGCGTTCGCCATCACGTCGCGAATCACTAGCCAGTAATGCGAGAGTTGGCCCAGTGCGCGATAGCCTTTCTGCTTGTCGGCAGCCCACGATCTGACGACTCGGTCTTTTAATCCTTCACGGTCTTTTTTTATTCCAGAGTTAACCAAAACCTGACCCATGAATGGTCTAGACTCTTCCGAGTAGAAATTACACTCGCGCTCGGTGATGTATCTTCGCCACGGCTCAGAGTCGCCAGATTTCAGCGCTCGAAGCGCAGAATGCTTTTCCTGAATCAGCTTAAGCCAGGGGATGTAGTCCACTGCGACCGCCTCTAGATTATAGCTTCGATGAGATAGCGTTGCGCCTTCGTTTGCTGGCGCAGAATAGCGACCTGACAAGCTCAAAGACTTGCGCTCGCTTGGCGTGTCAAACACTTCTCGGCCACATGGCATCTGGTATCGGACTGTTTTTCGAAGCTTGTTGTAGTCGAAGCTGCCGTCCTGTCCTTTGCATCCCGTCGAATCGTAGCGCAGTCCGCCAAGGTTTGGCTTAGAATCCTGCCACCGAGTAACCATCGGATGATACAGACCGCAGCCGGGACACTTCACCTCCCAAGCCTGCTGCGTTCCGGCTAGCCATTCGCCGTGCAACTGCTCGCCAACTAGTCCAGCGTTTGAGATGTCCAATGCTTTTGAGAACCAGACCGCAGTCTGACGGCCTCGCGCCTTGGCCATGTGGCCCGGCTTCCAGCTGTGGACTTCCTCGTTAACTTGGAACGGGACGCTGTCGCTGTCGAGTGAGTCGGCATTGAACACGCCCTGAACTTTGAGCGTCGAGCCAATCAGGTTAGCTTGGCAGATAACCTTGTCAAACCTGTCACCCATCCAGCGGACTGACTTGCACCGTTCCAACACTGGCAGGATGCGTTCACGCCAGCGGCTCATTGCGCGATCATCCTTTGGCCAGTTGTTTTGAATGATGCCGCGCCCAAACGACGCCCACCACGCCAGCGCAATCTCGCCAACGCTAGAGCCGCCCGACTGAATCGGTTTTACGAACGTGATGATTCGCGTCTCATCATCTAGCAATCGCTCAAGCGGCTCGCGTAGCCAAGGCGTGATGGAGATGTCGAACGACTCGGACAGCGTCGAGCCGGGGAGTCGGATGTTGGCCTGCGACCATTCGATGATGTCCGATGGCCGAGGCTTTGGGTTGATGTTGGCGAAGATGGTCACTTGTTCCCAGCCCGATAAATCGACAGCGCCATGACGATCACTAGGAACGTCGCGCAGACCGTGAAGATGTAAAAGCTCATTTGGTTTGTTCTCCTACCGCGTCAAATGCGCGGTTCAATGTTTCCCGTATTTCTTCCCGTCGCTGCTCCAATTTCTTGAACACGCGAATTTCGTCCAGTCCTTTCAAGATCGGCGGTAGCTCCCGGCACATGCGATCCAGTTCGGCAAAGTAAAGCGCAGCGGCCTCCGATGCTTGGCGGCGAGCTTCGTCAAACTCAACTACTTGACCCTTGTCCTTCGCGAGCCTGATCTCTTCGCGCTTCGTCTGCGCTCGGTTTAGCGCATCGCGCCAGGTGGCCAGTCCGTCTGGTGGCTGTTCGTCGCCAACATCCTGCGCCGTCTGAGCAAAGAACCAGCGAAGTAGCTCGCCTAGATGGATGCGGTTGCTAGGCTTGAACGCCGGACAACCGTCGCGTTTGGCCCGCTTGAGCATCGACACGGGCATACCACAAGCGGCTGTAGCCTGCTCCATGCTGCCCACAACAGGCAGTATCTCAGGGGGTGTTATTTGCTTTTTACGAATCATAGAAACTGTCACGAATGATGAGTTACCT